GCATCGGCCCGCGAACGGACAATCTGTTCGCACTGCGCCGAGATGCTCTCGGCATCTTCAATGCCGACCAGCTTGGTGACGATGTCCGACATCGCGTCAGCGGCGATTTGTTCCGTGACGGTCAGGCAGCGCGGAGCCTTCTTTGATGCCTTCTCGATTTTCGCGAAAGAAGTGTACCCCTTTTCCTTCAAGGCATCAATAACGCCTTGCCGCGTGAGCTTACGAAATTCGGCTTTGAATTTCTTTGCGGCCCATTTAGCCACGGGACGCACCCGGGTTACCCACGCGAGGTCGTCCCGCTTTCCTTCCGACTTCATGACAATTCCTCCGGCGGCGTAGATCGCCTCGATCTCATTCCACGCCTTGTTATCGCACGAACCGATAAGGAGATACATGTGCACCATGTCGGCGACCGTAATCAGCCGACCCGTCGAGATGTCGGTGGTGGCGGTCTTGTAAGTGTCGAGCGCCTCGACCATGTCCGAGACATTCTTGCAAATGTCAATTGCGGTCGACGACTGTAACACCGTCGAGAGCTTGATCCTTTTACCCATCGAATTTACTCCTTAGCGCGACCGGAAGTGATCGCAAGGCCAATAATATAGAAGTCCCTGAGAATGTCCAGATATAAATTAGGTACCAAGGAAATGAAATACGCAGTGCGTAAAAGCGCCCCCGACTTATCACAGAAAAAATTTAAGCATTAATGAATGAGCTAATCGCTCATGCTTAATGTAAGAAGCGCATTTAGTTATCATTAACTCATCATGGGTGTGCTCCACCTGCAACAGTTTCGGGGTGGTGTGGTATATGTGCAACACAAAGGGAAGGGGTGCCTACTGATATAGCACCAGTGTGCGGGAATTGTCACAAGGGTGTGGGATTTACGCACTGCGTAAAAAAAAGCCGGAAAAGCCCAATGATTTCAACGACTTATCCTCAAGGAACATACAACGAACTCGAAAGAACATGCAACGAACCTGCGGGGAACAAAGGGGGTACGCGAGGGCCACCCCGGCCCCATACGTTATCGTATACCCGGTCTACAACAGATCAGGTAAATCAGCCGTTAACCACATTTACAACTGATACGAAATTGTACCTAAGGCATTATATTTTTTATTTTCAATATACTTCATTTTTTACTTGACAAGGGTCACTAACATGAGTATAATGAGCATATTATATGCTACATAAGCATATGTTAACATATACTATATTAAAGAACATATGCATATGTAGAGTAAGAAAGGAATATTTATGAATGAAATGTCTGTAGGAGCCAGCCTGTCTGAATTTCATAAAGCTTTTCAGTGTCCACAAAGAAAAGAATACAAAAAAGAGACATTAGAGGATGCTGAGTTGCTTGTACTACGAAAAAGTCTTATAAGAGAAGAAGTATCCGAGCTTGTAGAAGCCATTGAAAATGAGGAAGCGGCTAATGTACTAAAGGAGCTTGTAGATGTTGTGGTAGTCTGTGTAGGTATGGCGGATACGTATGGTTGGGATTTCGATACAGCCTTTAGTAGGGTACATGATTCTAATATGTCTAAGCTGGACGATGAAGGTAAGCCAATATATCGTACAGATGGCAAAGTCCTCAAGTCAAAAAACTATAAATATCCATATTTAGACAATTTAGTGTAATTTTTTACTTGACAATGAAGAAAAATAAGCTACAATGGTGTAATGATTTAACTTTAGAGAAATTCTATCATAGTATGGCTACCTATGGTGAACGCATTAGATTGCCACATCATGAAGTAGTCTATGTTCGTGCTGCTATAAGGGAAGCTTTAGGAAAATCTTATACTTATGAGCAAGTATACCATGCTATGAAAGCAGAAGGATGGAGTAAAGACTGATATGATCAAGAAAGTATGTAATATTGTAATGCTAGTACCAGTAAAAGTGGTAGAATGGGTAACATGGCCTGTTGCCAAGGTACATGCATGGTTACGTAAATTTACTGGATGGCCCTAAAATCGTGAATAGTGTAATAAAATTGACTGAAGCAGCAAAAGACTATTTACAAACTATCTGTAAACAAGAAGAACAACAGTATGTTCATTTATCTGTATCAGGGGGCGGCTGTGCGGGCTTTTCATATAAATGGGACTTCACAAAAGCACCAGAACAAAACGATGAGATTGTAGATATAACCACTACAGATAAACTTGTGATAGATGCGACCTCCATAATGTATTTGTTAGGAATGGAAATTGACTATAGAAAAGAACTCTATGGTTCAATGCTACACATTGAAAATCCCAATGTCACATCGAGTTGTGGTTGCGGCGAATCATTTAATGTGTTATAATAGAATAGGAGTATTTATATGGATTGGCTCGAAAAGATAGATGATTGGATTAGGGGTATTACTAAGATTAGTATGTTACTACTTGCTCTAGGTATTGTCTTGCAAGTTTTGTTAGGTGGCATGGTACCCTTTATTGGTAATGGCATCATAGCGAATATGATGGCTATGATTAGCAGCATGGGAAGTCAGGGACTTGTAGGACTACTTGCTCTTGGTGTAGTCTTCTGGTTGTTTAGGCATTACAAGGTCTAAATTGAAATACTTTCTACCTAGTGTATTGTTGTTATTTAGTCTAGCTTATAGTAGCTTAGCTACTGCTGCTCAAAATATTCCAGTAGTAGGTGAGCTTAGAGTTGTATCTGAAGCATGTACTCTTGAAGGGCATTTAAATATGCTTGAAGCAGCAAAAAATTCAAAGTTAACTAAAAACGTGCGGAAAGTTTTAAAAAGAGAAATAGCTGCTAAGAGATGTTTCAATTTTAGACCAGCACTTAAAAAGGTGCCTTTAGAAGTTAAGTTTTATATGACTATTAGTAGACCTGAAGGCATCTTTAATTTTTATAATTGGAAGTTTGAGCATAATGGAAAAATGCTATGGTCGCCGTGGACAGAAAAACTTAACCAATCTGATATTTAATTTATAGGAGAACAGACTATGGCAAATGGATTAGCCGAGGAACAATATGACCCAATATACTCGGATAAAGTAATTAATGAATTTAAAGAAGACAATCCTAATATAGATTTCAGCGGTATGTCTCCACAACAAATAGATGCTTTGATATCAATGTCTACTGAAGGTGCTCCTCCTTATAAGCTTCCTTCTCCTGTTGCAGGACAAGATGTAGCTAAAGGTGGCCTGATTAAAAAGAAAAAGAAGAAAATGCGGCATGGCGGTGTTCATACTAAACGACCTCAGATGGTGCATGGTGGAGCTTACAAAGGTAAGAAACATTCCTATGCTGCTGGTGGTGCTGTTAAAGACACAAAAATGATGAGGACTAAATAAAATGAAAAAGTTACAAGCTAAGATAGATAAAGCAGACAGAAAAACTAGTTTAGCTGCTGCTCGTAAAGCTGGGCATTTATATTACTGGAAAAATGGTAAGAAGATGGCTGCAGTATCTGCAGAAGATTTAAGTAAGACAGGTCTAAGTCTACGAGATTTTATGAATAAGCAATTAGGACTAACTCGTAAAGGTAAAGCAAAGGTTGTTGCCCCTGTTCCCAGACCAAAGCCTACCCGAAACGGTAAAAAGGATAGTATGGGCGGTAAGACTGTAGAGGAAGTGCGGGCCTTGAATAATACAGAGTTCATGAAATGGTGGAATGAAAATCGGGGGGAAACCAAATCATGGGCACCAGCAAGGCGACATAGAAAGTAAATAAAAATGCCTACAGTAGTATTCCCATACACAAAAGAAGGTGAAAAGAATGCCAGAGCCGCTGCTAAAATGCATGGTGGTAGGTATGTATCTGACAAGAAATCAAAAGGTAAAGCAGATGGTGTAGGTGTCATGATTGCTGTCGGTCCCGTAGCAAAAAGGAGAACTCGTAGCAAAAAGAAGGCGTAGCCCTTATGAACAGAAAACAACGTAGAGCCGAAGATAAAATACAGAAAGAGACTAAAAAATTATATGATCCGTTAGAAAATTGTAACGAGCAACCTTTTAAAGAACATATGCTTCATATGAAAGAAGCACATGATGTAGGACAGCTTTTATGGCTCTTGAATACAGGAAGACTTATTCTTCCATACCATAATCATCCTGAAGGTGCAATAAATTTAAAATTACCCTTTGACATAATTTCAGAGAACTACTATAAGACAACTCCAAGTATTGTAGTGATTGATGATTTTATGAATTTAGAGGCATTACAAAAACTTAAAAAATATTGTCTTGAGTTTCCATTTTGGAATACAATTTATGGTCGAGGATACTTAGGAGCATTTAGAGAAAACGGTTTTACGCCTCAAGCACTATCTACATTAGCTTTGGAAATGATACAGCATCTTCCAAAGATATTTGATAATACAAATAAACGAAACCTTTCTCAAATGTGGGCATTTAAATATGAGTCAAAATGTCCCGGTATTGATATTCATGCAGACTTTGCAGCAATTAATGTAAACTTTTGGATTACGCCTACTGAAGCTAATAAAGACTATGACAAAGAAAAAGATGTAGGTAAGACGGGGGGCATGTGGATTTGGGATGTAGGTGCTCCTCCTGATTGGGACTTCACTCGTTACAATGGTGACGATAAAACAGAAGTTATGAAACACTTAAAAAATACTAATTCTAAAGCAGTATATATACCTTATAAATACAATAGATGTGTTATGTTTGATTCTAACCTATTTCATAAAACAGCAGAAGTAAATTTTCTTCCGGGGTTTGACAATAAAAGAATAAATGTAACAATGTTATTTGGACAACGAGAAAATACTGGAGTGGAACCCCAAGATATGTTAGAAGCAGCAGAATTGAGGAAGCAAACTTCGCAACCTATCCTAGAGGCATTAAAAGATGTTGCGTAGTTATGGATATAGATCGTAAAGTTCAGAAAATTCAAACTGAACTTATTGCCCATGAACGAGAATGTACTATACGGGCAGAATCAGTTCAACGTCAATTAGATTCTTTAACAAGTAGACTGAGAAGATTAGAAGCTATTATTATGGGATCAACTGTAGCTGTAGTCTTGGGTATTTTAACTTTACTGTGGAAGGTATTACAATTACCCGTATGAGTAAGAATGCAAGTATTTCTTTTTTATGGACTGAGCTACAATGTAAATGTGGTTGTGGTAATAAATACATACAGGATGAAGCCATTGATAAATTACAAAGAGTACGAGATATTTTACAACGACCAGTAACTATTAATAGTGCGGCTAGGTGTCCCATACATAATGCAAAAGTAGGTGGAGCGCCTAAAAGTCAACATCGAGCAACACTAAATAGACCTTCTACGGCTTTTGATATTTCGTTAAACGGGCATATAAAAGAAGATATTATTTCTGCGGCACAGGTAGCTGGATTTAAAGGCTTTGGAATTAATTATAATTCCTTTGTACATGTAGATAATAGAAAATTCTCAGCGGTCTGGTAAGGAAATACAAATATGTTTGATGTAATTGCTTCAGTATTAACAGGTGGTGCTACAGGTATTGTAGGCAGCTTAATTGGTACTGTCGGCAGATTTGTAGAAAAGCGCCAAGAATTAAAACAAATCAAGTTGGAGTTTGATCAAGAACTCAGTTTACAGGAACTTCAAATATCTGCACGAAAAGATGAGCTTGAAAGTGAACATGCTATTGTTCAGGTAAAAGCAGACTCGGATATTAGGACTGCTTCTTATGCTCATGATGCATCCTACGGTGCAGCTTCACCTGTGATTGCTTCTATACTTAGATTTGTAAGACCTGTTCTTACTTTTGGCTTGTTAGGATTTACAGGTTACATTTTCTTTAGTGTAAGTGAAAATCCAGAAATTTCTAGAGAGATATCAAACCAAATTATGTTCTTGACGACTACAGCAGTAGCATGGTGGTTTGGAGATAGGAGTCTAAGAAAGTGAGAGAACTTACTACAAAACAACAAACCTTTTTACAAGTACTATTTTACGAAGCAGAGGGAGATTATAAAAAAGCAAAAACCCTTGCTGGATATGGCGAAACTACCAATGCTTCAGAAGTTTTACGTTCATTGAAAGATGAAGTACTTGAACTTACTAGAGAGTATCTTGCTCTTAACGCTCCACGGGCAGCACGAGCAATGATTAATGTATTGGAGCGTCCATCAGAATTGGGCAATCAGCATAGACTGAATGCCGCTAAAGAATTATTGGATCGCATAGGTATTCAAAAAACAGACAAGGTAGAAATTACTGCGCCTAGTGGTATTATGCTTCTTCCCCCAAAGGATAATCTTAGTGTATAAAAAAGGCGACTACGCAAAGTACCATAAAAGCAAGCGCATGAAAACAGAGCGCGCTATTAGAAATCGTAATAGAGCTAGAGCTATGAAACGAGGAGGAGTAACAAAAGGAGACGGTAAACATATTGATCATAAGGATGGCAATCCTAGAAACAATAGTTCTAAAAATTTAAGGATTGTTTCAGGTAGAGTAAATAGAAAAAAACAATAATGCCTAAGTTAGGGTATTTTAAAATGCCTGATCCTGTTGGGCTTAAAGATGATCATGAATGGTTAGATATACCTAAAATTAGCAGGACAATTCCTTTTGGATATAAAGAACATGAAACTGATGAAGACCTTCTTGTTCCCATTATTGAAGAACTTGAAGCTTTAGAATTAGCAAGAGAATATTTAAAAGAATATTCATATAGAGAAGTAGCAGGATGGCTTAGTGACAGAACAAAACGAGAAATTTCCCACATTGGTCTCAGAAAGCGAGTCCAAAAAGAGCGGCAACGGAAGAGTAAGGCAGCAACATATAAAACATGGCTTAAAAACTATGAAAAAGCCCTCAAAAAACTTGAAGAAATTGAGAGCAAGCATACAGGGTCGAAAAAAGAAGCAGCCAGAGAAGCCGAAACCCGCGCCTAAAGTTGCTATAAAAGAAAAAGAAGACCTCGCATTTGAAGAGAAACACAATATCCTCTTTAGCCCGAATGTTGGGCCGCAAACAGATTTTTTAGCTGCTTCAGAACGAGAAGTATTATACGGTGGTGCAGCAGGAGGAGGAAAAAGCTATGCAATGTTAGCTGACCCTCTGCGCTACTTAGGACACCCACAATTTTCCGGGTTACTCTTACGGAGAACTACCGAAGAATTAAGAGAATTAGTTTGGAAATCACAAGAACTATACCCAAAAATTATTCCCGGCATCAAATGGTCGGAAAGAAAGATGCAGTGGACCTCCCCTGCTGGTGGAAGATTGTGGCTGTCATATCTGGATAGAGATGATGACGTACTTCGCTATCAAGGGTTGTCCTTTTGTTGGATAGGCTTTGACGAACTTACGCAGTGGCCCACACCCTTTGCGTGGGATTACCTTCGTTCTCGTCTGAGGTCCATTGCATCTGACTTACCTGTGTACATGAGGGCTACAACTAATCCCGGTGGTGCAGGACATGTGTGGGTTAAGAAATATTTCGTTGATCCTTCTACTCCTAAGAAATCTTTTTGGGCTACAGATCAAGACGGAAATACTTTAAAGTATCCTAAAGGGCATACCAAAGAAGATCAACCTCTTTTCCAACGTAAATTTATACCTGCAAAACTCTTTGATAATCCATATCTATCAGATAGCGGTGACTATGAAACGATGCTTTTATCGTTACCGGAAAACCAACGTAAAAGACTTTTGGAAGGTAACTGGGATGTAGCAGAAGGAGCAGCTTTTCCAGAGTTTGAAAGAAGTCTACATGTTATTGAACCCTTTGATATACCAAAAAATTGGCCCAAATTTAGAGCATGTGATTATGGGTATGGTTCTTATAGTGCTGTACTTTGGTTTACTGTAGCGCCTGACGGACAGTTAATTATTTATAGAGAATTGTATGTATCAAAAGTGCTGGCAAAAGATTTAGCAAATAAAGTTTTGCATCTTGAAGAAGAAGATGGTACAATTCTTTATGGAGTTTTAGATAGTTCCTGTTGGCATAAACGAGGAGATACAGGGCCAAGTCTAGCAGAACAAATGATTTTAGAAGGATGTAGATGGCGACCAAGTGATAGAAGTGCAGGAAGTCGTATATCAGGAAAAAATGAAGTTCATCGTAGGTTACAAGTTCAAGAAGTGGAAGATCAAGCTCCGGGTATGGTAATTTTTTATAATTGTAGAAATCTTGTATCACAATTACCTTCCATTCCACTAGACCCAAAAAATCCTGAAGATGTAAATACGAGATCAGAAGATCATTTATATGATGCCTTACGTTATGGAGTAATGAGTAGACCACGAAAAGGAATATTTGATTTTACAATAGAAAACATGTCGGATAGATATCTTCCGGCTGACGCAACCTTTGGATATTAGAATATGGCAGATGCAAATTTTGAAGAAACTAATCCTTTAGCTTTGGATGAAAAAACTAAAGACCTTGAACTTTCTAATTTAATTACTTTTATTGAAGGTAGATTTAAAAGGTCAAAGGATTGGCGGCGATTTGATGAAGAAAGGTGGTTACAGTCCTATCGTAATTATAGAGGACTATATGGTCCGGATGTACAGTTTACTGAAGCAGAACGCTCTCGTGTCTTTATTAAAATTACAAAAACAAAAGTTTTAGCTGCTTATGGTCAAATTACAGATGTTCTTTTTGCACGGCAAAAGTTTCCTTTAAGTATTGATCCTACCGTTTTGCCAGAAGGCGTAACTGAAGCTGTTCATTTTGATCCGCAAACACCTCCTGAACAAACAGAAGAGCAAGAAGTCCAAAGTCCTTATGGTTTTCCCGGCGATGGACGTGATCTTGAAATGGGAGATACTCGCACAACTTTAGAAGAAAAAGCATTTAAGCTTGGCCCATTAGAAGAAAAGCTTTCTGATATTGAGGGACTTACAGAAGGAGAAGGCTTGACTCCTACTGCAGTTACATTCCATCCTGCTATGGTAGCAGCAAAGAAGATGGAAAAAAAGATTATGGATCAACTAGAAGAGTCAGGCGCTAGTAAGCACCTTCGTTCTGCTTCCTTTGAGTGTTGCTTATTTGGCACAGGTGTCATTAAAGGACCATTTGCTGTAGATAAAGAATACGCAAATTGGGATGATGACGGCTCGTATGCACCTACCATTAAAACAGTACCTCAAGTTAAGCATGTATCCTGCTGGGATTTATATCCTGATCCTGATGCAAGTAATATGGATGATGCAACATATATAATTGAACGACATAAATTTTCTACACCTCAGTTGCGTGAACTAAAACATCGCCCATATTTTCGTAAAGAAGCCATTGATCGTTGTATTGAGATGGGCGAAGTATATACAAGTGAATATTGGGAAGATGATTTAAAAGACTATTATTTAAATGATCATCCTGAACGCTATCAAGTTATGGAATATTGGGGCTTGATGGAAGTAGATATGGCAAAAGACTTTGGTATTGATTTGCCCAAAGAATTTAAAAATGTAGAGCAGATACAGGTAAATTGTTGGACGTGCAATAGCTTTATTTTAAGATTGGTTATTAATCCATTTAAACCTGCACGTATTCCTTATTATGCCGTACCTTATGAATTAAATCCATATAGTTTCTTTGGTATTGGTTTAGCTGAGAATATGGATGACACACAAACTCTAATGAATGGATTTATGAGAATGGCGGTAGATAATGCCGTTCTAAGTGGTAATCTACTTGTAGAGATAGATGAAACTAATCTAGTTCCGGGGCAGGACTTACAACTGTATCCGGGTAAAGTATTTAGGCGTCAGGGTGGTGCTCCCGGTCAAGCTATTTTTGGAACTAAGTTTCCAAATGTAAGTAATGAGAATATGCAATTGTTTGACAAGGCCCGTCAGCTTTCGGATGAAGCTACGGGTCTTCCTAGTTTTGCACATGGACAAACAGGAGTTGCGGGTACAGGACGAACAGCGGCAGGTATCTCTATGTTAATGGGTGCTGCTGCAGGTAGTATTAAAACTGTAGTTAAAAACTTTGACGATTATTTATTGCGTCCATTAGGAGAATCTTTCTTTAGCTTTAACATGCAATTTGATTTTGATTCTGAAATTAAAGGGGACTTAGAAGTTAAGGCGCGTGGTATTGAAAGCTTGATGGCAAATGAAGTTCGTAGTCAACGGCTATTACAGTTTCTTCAAGTTGTTGCAAATCCTATTCTTGCTCCATTTGCAAAGTTTCCTTCTATTATTCGTGAGATTGCAAATTCTATGGGGCTTGATCCTGATAAAGTTTGTAATACACCAGAAGAGGCCATGCGCCAAGCTAAAATTATACAACAGCAACAGCCTACTCCACCTCCGGGCCAGCCACAGCAAGCTCAACCTCCGGGTGCTCCGGGTTTGAGTCCTAATGATTTGCAAGGTGGTGGTGCTGGAAATATTGGTGTAGGAGCCGCACCTGTGCCTATGGAGGAGCAATTTAGTGGAACAGAACAGCAACCCCAACCACAACCTACTCAACAAGCTCAAGGTGTGGGTCAACAACAAGCGCCAGTGGGACGCATTCAATAATTATATAGATTGGATTATAGTCCAACAACAAGCTAATTTAGAGCAAAATATAGATATTGTAAATATACATAAAGCACAAGGGGCTATTGGAGCTTTGCGTAAATTAAAGCAATTAAAGGATGAGGTAAACGCACATGGCTAGAGAACAACTATATGATGATATGGGATCACAAATGGAGCTTGCTGGTCTTGTTGCTGATCCAAATGAAGTAGACCCTGTAAGTGGAAATGAAATACCAGTAGGTGCTACAGCAGAAGGAGTACGGGACGATGAAGTAGCAAATATAAGTCCCGGTGAGTTTGTAATTCCTGATTATGCCGTGCGATATCATGGTATAGATTTTTATGTAGCTTCTTTGGAACAAGCAAAACAAGGTTTACGAGATTTAGAAGAAAAGGGTCTTGTAGGTGAACCTGAAGATGAGACAATTCCTGATCCTGCTATGGCAGAACAGTTAATGGAAATGGCGCAGCAAGATACAGGAGAAATGAGTGATTCTGGTCAACCCATGACAGCACAGCTTCATGCTGGTGGTACATTGCCATCACATGCTCATCCTCATGAAGATCAAGGGGATTTATTTGAGGTTCCTATAACTGCACCCATTGCTGCACCTACTGCTGTACAACCTTTAGATGTTACACCGCCTTCACGTCCTGCAATCCTTCAACCTGTTCCAAGAGCACCTACATTTCCTGATTTGCAACAATCTCAACAGGGATATTTGCAACCTGCAAATCCAGCATTGGCACAATTCCAACAGGGGTATTATGTACCTACTGGTGGTGGATTTTATACACGGGTGGGACCGCCGGGAACTATGACAACTCAACAGGCGTTTACACTCGAACAACTTCCTCCTAACGCTAGCATAGCTCCTAAAGGTACGCAAGCTATAGATGTTTGGGGAGGGCAACAAGGCTCGGATTTTTCTAAGTATATCGATCCTCGAACTCCATACCAACAATTTTCGGGTCAAACTATTAAAGAATTTATAAATGAGGAAACTAGAAGGAGAATTTGGCTTCCTGTGCTTTATGGAGGGGAAGTAGTTGGTGGTCTTCCTCCCGGTTTTAGACTAGTTACTGATGAAGATGATCTAGTTGATGAAGATGAGATGCAAGAGCCTAGTGTTACTCCTGAAATTACAGGACAGCGACAAGCTGCTCCGGGGAGTGCGGGAGGTTATAAAGGCCCGCTAAATCAGAGATCGCCAGAACAAACAGCTATTAGTTTAACTAAAGCAGATTCTACACCAGCAGATGTTAGTAAGACTATGGAGTATGTTAATGCTGAAATAAATAAACGAAATGCTGCTAGTCCTGATAAACAAGCTCCAATAACTGAAAATACTGTATATAATGAACTTTTAAAACAAATGAAGTGGGAGAAGAGTAAAGCCGCTGAATTTATAAATACAGTTAGTAAATATAGTCTAACAGCAATGGCACTTAACAAATTTAAGGAAGCAGTAGATAGTGTATTTGGTAGTGGTGCTACAACACAACAACTATTAGGTGTTTTTGAGAAAGCTATATTTTCTAAACGTCCTCCTCTTGGACCACCAATTTTAAGTAGGAAAGGTCTTAGTGAACGGGGAGAAAAGCAAAGACAACTACTAAAAATTGATAAAATGCCATCGTTTGCACCCGACCGCGATGTAGACTTAGCTGCTTTAGGATTTGAAGATTTTGATCAACCTAAATTCGAGACGAGGACCGCACTCGCACCCGCATCCGATTCCGTAGACTATGATGCTTTAGGATTTGAAGATTTTGCTGATATCGAGACGACTCCCGAGCAGCTCCAATTAATTCCAAGAACCATAAAAGAACCTAAAATTGGACCAAGTTCTTCGTTTAAAGCCGAATCAGCGTGGCGATCACGTAAAAGTTTAGGAGGACTAATTACTAAACCTAAGAAAAAAAGTAAACTTAATGGGAGCAAGGGACTAGCTTCTAGATAAATAGTCCCATAGTATGTTGGCTTACCTAATCCCCCGAATTGGCTACGGTTGGCCCCAGCATAGGAGTAATAACTATGGCAGAAGCAATCGGCATAGTCCAGCCCGTAAAGAAAGTTATGGGCTTGGTAGACCAGAAGTATAATTCTCGTAAAACAATTGAAGATGAAGAAAAGGAACTTGAAGAGCTTATTGAACATCAGACTAAAGAAACAGAAGTTCTAGAAAAGCAAGCTAAAGAAGTAGAGGAGGAACTTGAAGAGCCGGGTAATCCAGAAGAGAAAACATTTAAGAAACGATACGGCGATCTTCGTAGACATTCTCAAAAACAGAAGCAAGAATACGCTGATAAAATAACTGCACTAGAACAGCAGTTAGATACAGTTACTAAAAAGCAAATACAGCTTCCTAAAACTGAAGAGGAATTAGATGCTTGGTCAAAAGAATATCCTGATGTTTCTGCTGTAATTGAAACAATTGCAATTAAAAAGTCAAAAGAACAGTCTCAGGAATTAGAGACTAAAATGGAGGAAATTAATAAACTTCAAATATCTGCTAAAAGAGAAAAGGCAGAAGCAGAGTTGCTATCTTTTCATCCTGATTTTGAAACTATTCGAGCTAGTGAAGACTTTCATCAATGGGCAGAGGAGCAGCCTAAATGGGTGCAAGATGCTTTGTATGAAAATGAAAATGATGCACGGTCTGCAGCAAGAGCAATTGATCTATACAAGATAGACAGAGATGTTGATGAGAAACCAAATAGTAGGAAAACTCAATCAAATAAATCTGCTGCTTCTTTGGTAAGTACTAAATCACAAAAAGTATTACCAGAAACCAATGGTCAAGGTAAGAAATGGAAAGAGTCTACAGTTGATGCTATGAGTTCTAATGAATACGAAAAGCATCAAAAAGAAATATTAGAAGCAATTAGTTCTAATAATTTTATCTATGATGTAAGTGGAAATGCAAGATAACTTTATTTTTTACTTGACAAATTAAGTATTTTAGTTAGAATGGTGTATAAGTAAAAAACTAGGCCCATTTTTATGCTAACCCTAGTTTTTTTATAGTAAAACTTTTTGGAAACCCTGTAAAAAGGCCGATAGTAGGTTGATCTCCTATTTATCCTACCCCTAACTTTACTGGCCCTTAAAAGTTATGTCCTGAAGTGTGACATTATGTCATGCTTGTGGGCCTTGTTGCCCACTTGTTCGTGAAAAGGAGGAATAAAATGGCCTTTCAACGTGCTGCAGGGTATAACAATTTACCAAATGGTAATTTTAGCCCTGTAATTTACTCCAAGCAGACACAACTTGCTTTTCGCAAGTCATCTGTAGTAGAGGACATCACCAATAATGATTATTTTGGTGAAATCGCCAACTTTGGTGATACTGTCCGCATCATCAAAGAGCCAGAGATCACGGTCAAAGAGTATGCCCGTGGTGCTCAAGTTTCGCCACAAGACCTTGATGACGAAGATTTTAGTCTTGTCGTAGACAAGTCGAATTACTTTGCTTTTAAGGTTGACGATATTGAAGAGGCACATTCGCATGTGAATTTTCAGTCAATGGCATCTGATCGAGCAGGTTATCGCCTGAAAGATCAGTACGACATGGAAGTACTTGGCTACCTCTCAGGTTTTGCCCAGTCTTCACTCAGTTCTGTTGCTAGTACCGCTAATACTACGGTATCTGGCACCAAGGCTGTTTCGACTGCAGGTTCAAATGAACTGCTTTCTTCGATGCAGTTAAAGAAGGGTGACTTTGGTAGTATTACCACGTCATCTGCTGGGACACACTCGATTCCGCTTGCGGCTCGTTTGCCGGGAGCGAGTGCTCTCCCAACAGCTACTGCATCTCCAAATATGGTTGTGGCGAGAATGGGCCGTCTTTTGGATACACAGTTTGTTGACAAGGACGGTCGTTGGCTCGTTATTTCGCCCCATTTCATGGAAGTTCTAATGGATGAAGATTCACGTCTTCTCAATCAGGACTTTGGTGAGAAAGGTGCGATCCGTAACGGGTTGGTTCTTAACAATCTATATGGCTTCCGAGTTTATGTTTCCAACAATCTACCTTCGGTAGGTACTGGTCCGGGTACTTCAGGTACTGCAAACCAGAACTCTAACTATGGTCTTATTGTTGCGGGACATGCTGGTTCGGTAGCTACCGCAAGCCAGATTACGAAGACGGAAACGTATCGTGATCCTGATAGCTTTGCTGATATTGTACGTGGTATGCACCTTTATGGACGTAAGATTCTACGCCCAGAAGGACTTGCCAATGCAAAATATAACGTAGCATAGGGAGGGTACTACTATGGCAACTTTTGACATGACTGCCAAAAGTACGACTGGCGTTAGTGCTAACTCTAGTGCTATTAATCAAGCGGATCGTGGCGGAAATAAAATGAGAATGCTGGAAGGCGTTCTAGATATGGCCGTTCTGACCGCTGATGGTTATAGTTGTACAAATGGTGATATCTTTCAGCTTCTTGAAGTTCCCGCAAATACATTTGTTCTATTTGCTGGTGCGGAAGTACTGACAGCATTTGACGGCTCCTCGCCTACGGTTGATATTGATTTTGCAGCCGGGGATGACATCATTGATGGTGGTGATGTAACTTCAACGGGTATTCTCGCTGAAGGAACTAACGGCCAGTCCAATGACGTTATTACTGGTGCAGACTCTCTATTTGAATGCTTTGTAACTAGTGCAGATACAATTGACGTTAAGTTGATTGCTGCTTCTGCAGATGTTGCGGCAGGTAAATTGCGAGTTTATGCTTGCGCTATCGACTGTAATGGTTGGGGTGAAGATACTGTACAGGTTGATCGTGATCAACTTGCGTAGTTGAAGATAGGGTGAGAGGGGCAATAGCTCCTCTCACTTTATACTTACATAGGTGTAACTCATGTGCAAATTCTCAAGTTTATCTTCAGATAAATTACACCTTACGGTAAGTGTCTGATATATAAACATAAATTACAGTGTATACATTTTACCATGTGCGAATTTTCTTATTTTTTCGCACTTCTATATAGAAAAGAGAATAAATGGCAAATTCATTTTTAACATATACAAACGATGTACTTGCTAAATTGAATGAGGTGCAGCTAACTTCAACTACTTTTAGTGATGCTCGTGGCATTCAGATACAAGCAAAAGGTGCGGTCAATCAAGCTATTCGTTATATTAATCAACGAGAATTTGGTTGGCCGTTTAATGCTGCAGAGGCAAGTCAAACATTGACAGCAGGAGTAGTTAAGTATTCCTTGCCTTCAAATACAAAACATGTAGATTATGCTACATTTAGAATACGTAAAAGTGAAACTTTTGGGAATGCCGCTCGGCATCTTGCTTATTTAGACTATAAAGAATATTTAGATTTACACGTAAAACAAGAGGACGATACTGTAGTAACTACATTAAGTAGTGGTATTGATGATGATGATACTACAATTCCTGTAGCATCTGCTTCATCTTTTGATTCTACAGGAACCATTATTATTAATTCTGAACATATTACCTATACAGGTACAAGTTCTACTAGTTTTACTGGAGCTACAAGAGGAGCAGAAAGTACTACTGCAGCCAGTCATTCAAGTGGAGATACTGTAGCTCAGATTGATGCAGGTGGAATACCTACGCATGTATTTAGGCGTCCAGATAATAAATATGGGTTATGGCCTTTTCCAAATGAAGCCTATACTTTAACCTTTGACTATTTTACTCATCCTAGTTCAGATTTATCTGCTCATGGAGACACTACAACAATCCCTGATAGATTTGGACATATAATTGTAGATGGTGCTGTAGCATATACATATCTTTATCGTAGTGAAACGCCTTTATATGATCGTAGTTTTGTACTATTTAATGAAGGTATAAAACATATGCAAACTCTACTGATTAATAGATATGATTATGTAAGGTCTACATATATTCCCAGAGCTAGTAGCTCTAGCTATACAACTTCGGCATCTTTTTAACATAGGAGAAAATTAATGACTCAGATACCACAAGGAAATAACATGTTCTGGGATGTGCAGTCGGCTGTAACTGTAGCTTCAACTGCAGCCGGAACAAATGTTTCAAGTTATAATTTAGTAACAGTACACTTAGATGGTGAAATTTATGTTAACTTTGGTGCTTCTAGTACGGCGGCTGTAAGTACCGCTAATGATATTAAACTGGCTGCAGGTTTACATTCACTTACCGTTCCTAAACAGGCGGGTAATTCGCAATATTTGAATTATCAACGAGTAGGTGGCACAGATGTAACTATGCGCCTAGTATTGGCATAAGGAGGAAAACCTATGTCTCTATTACGTGGCCTTATAGACGAAAATGTCGATAGACATACTAGAGATTTGGTTACTCTTACTGCAACGGCCTCAATAACTTCGGCTGATCATGCAGGGAGAACACTTCTTATGGGAGAAGTTGGTGGCGATGCTGCTGCCACATTTACACTTCCTGCTGCAACAGGCACAGGTAGTGTATTTAAATTTGTTGTATCGGTAGTGAATACTTCTAATTATCTACTTAAAGTGGCAGATGCAACAGATACCATCGACGGTCAAATTATGATTACTGATGCAGATGGAACAGATGCTTCATCTATGGTAACTGCTGCTGCATCAGATACTATTACCTTAAATGGTACGACTACTGGTGGGGGTGCGATAGGTGACTATGTTGAAGTAATTGACATAGCATCTAATCAATATGCAGTTAGTGGTATGGTAACTTGTGCTACAGGTTCTAATCCTGCAACGATGTTTAGTGCTACCGTATCCTAATATTTAGCTATGAAAGGAGAATGTAAAAATGGCTAGTTTTAAAATGACACAAGGCGTATCTCGTGTCCCTGAAGATGTTTTTGTCGAAGATGGTATGACTGTCACTTCAGGTGGTTTGACGGTTACTGCTGGTGGTATTACAGTCACTGCAGGTACAACCACTCTTGGTGGATCGTTGATACGAGATTTGGTTACACTCACTGAAGATACTACTCTTACGAATGCTGCTCATGCAGGTCGTATTCTTTTGATGGGCGAAGTTGGCGGTGATGCGTCAGCTACTTTTACTTTACCAGAGGCTACTGGCTCTGGTGCAGAGTTTCAGTTTATTGTTTCTGTTGTAAATACGTCGAACTATGTAATTCAGGTTACTAGTGATGATACGATTGATGGTTCTGTTACTCTTCATCAAGATAGCGCTAATACGGTTGCCTCTTTTAATACTGCCTCTACTTCAGATACCATTACGCTTAATGGTACGACTACAGGCGGTGTTTCTATTGGTGATGAAATTACTCTTATTGATATTGCTACTGACCAGTATATGGTTAAGGGCATATTGACTGCAAGCGGTACGGAAGCTACTCCATTTAGTGCTGCTGTATCGTAAACAGTAATTATACATAAATACTTGCTTACCTATGCCTTTAACTAAAAAAGGACAGAAAATTCAAGTTGCCATGAAAAAGACTTATGGCAATAAGAAAGGTAAGCAAGTATTTTATGCCTCTGCTAATAAACGTACAATTAAAAATGTACATAAAAATAAAAAGAAAGTATAACACATGGCTGTAAGATTAAAGAATGCTGCAGCAGCTTTATCGGGTACAAGTTTAACTACAGTATATACATGTCCAACTAATTTTACTGCTAGAATAAAAGAGGTTTGGATTACTAATGTAGACGGAACTAATGCAGCAGATATTACTCTTAAATGGACAGATACATCTGCAAGTGCTACTTATGCCATACTTAGCACAAAGAGTGTAGCTGCAGATAGTTATATACAGCTATCTGATGCAAATATAGTTTTAGAGGCAGGAGATATTTTTAAGGCACAAGCTTCTGCTGCAAATGATATAACCGTTTCTCTTTTTATTGAAGAGCAAATTACACCAGCAGGATAATACTAAATGCCAGATACTTCAGCAATATCTCCTGTAACAGTCTCTTTAGGCGGCGGTTTAATTTTGGATAAAGATGATTTTTCAATGCCACCCGGAGCAGCAGTTCAGCTACAAAACTTTGAACCAAGTATTCAAGGTGGATATAGAAGACTTACGGGAAATTCAAAGTTTGATAGTAACCAAGTAGATAGTAGTAATACTATACTTGGTATAAAGATTTTTAATGATGGTGTTTTAGCTGCTGCTGGTAGTGTAGTTAAATTTAGTACAGGCACAGGTTGGGGTTCCTCTATTGGAACACGAAGTTCTGCTGGTCGTTATAAGTTTGATGACTTTAATTTTACCAATACTCTTAAAATTGTTATGGTAGATGATGTTAATCAAGCTGCAACTTATGATGGATCAACATATACATTACTAAATGCTACAGGTGCTCCTGCTGATCCTGCATCTGTAGCAGTCTTTAGAGATCATGTCTTTTTTGCAGGAATGTCTACTAATCCTCAAGAGATTGTATTTTCTGCCCCCTTTGATGAAGCAGATTTTAGTGCTGCAAATGGTGCTGGTTCAATTAAAGTAGATACAAGTATTGTTGAACTCAAAGTTTTCCGTGATGGTTTATTTATTTTTGGTAAAGATAAATTGTATAGGCTTTCAGGGACTAGTATAGCAGATTGGCAAGTAGTTCCTGTAACTCGAACATTAGGATGTGCTGATGGGTTTTCTGTTCAGGAGATTGGCGGTGATCTTTTATTCTTATCGCCGGATGGTTTAAGAACTATTGCTGCAACTACCAGAATTGGGGACGTAGAATTAGGTACAGTATCTAAACCCATACAAAAACGAATACAAGATATTGGATTTGATAATATTACTTCTGTAATTGTACGAAATAAAAGTCAGTATAGAATATTTTATCCAGTAACAGGAGCAGCAGCAGCAGATAGTAGAGGAATTTTAGCTACTCTTAAAAGAACTGAGGAAGGAGTAGGCTTTGAATTTGCGGATTTAAAAGGAATGAAACCTTCTGCTATGGATTCAGGATTTATTAGTAACACTGAATATATTATTGAGGGTGGTTATGATGGGTATGTTAGGCGACAAGAAAGTGGAGATACCTTTGATGGTACTAATGTTGTAGCAGTTTATAGATCACCAGATTTATCTTTAGGTGACACTGGAATCCGTAAACTTATGCAACGTGTAATTTTAAACTACGAAGTAGAAGGAACAGTATCGGCAGAACTTAGAGTTAGGTATGACTCGGATAGTAAAGATGTACCACAACCTACATTTTTTAACATTGATTCTCCCGGCGGTATTGCTATATACGGTAGTTCTTCTTCGACATATGGTAATGCTGTTTACGATTCAAGTGGAGCACCCATTTTTAGAAGGGCTATTGAAGGATCAGGATTTCTTATTGCTGTAAGAGTTAATCATGATAGTTCTAATAATCCATTCACTTTACATTCATATCAATTAGAATTTACTGCAGGAGGACGCAGATAATGGGCGCAACTTATACACGACAAAGTAGCACAGAGATTGTTGATGGCGAAGTCATTAATGCAGCAGATTTTAATAACGAGTTTGCTCAATTAGTTTCTGCTTTTGCTGTTTCTACTGGACATACACATGATGGCACTACGGCTGAAGGTGGCCCTGTCACTAAACTTTTAGGTACTGCCATTACAATTGGTGATGGTACAGCAGGAACAGACATTGCAGTAACCTTTGATGGAGAAACAAGTGATGGCCTTCTTACTTGGATGGAAGATGAAGATCATTTTAAGTTTGGTGATGATGTTGTCATGGATAGCGCAAAACGTCTTTATCTATATGATGAGGGCGGTGAATACATTTATGGAGATGGAACAGACTTATACTTAGTTTCTGGTGCAGATATTAATATTCCTGCAGATATTGGAGTAACCTTTGGTAATGATGGTGAAAAAATTGAAGGAGATGGCACCGATCTTACTATTAGTGGTAATAACATCAATCTTACTGCCACCGCTGATGTTAATATTCCTAGTGGTGTGGGTGTCACATTTGCTACAACGGAAAAGATTGAATCAGACGGTACAGACCTCTCAATCACAGTCGGAAGCGCAGGAGACATTAATATCCCAGCAGATATCGGAGTTACCTTTGGGAATGACGGAGAAAAGATTGAAGGGGATGGTACTGACCTTACAATATCTGGTAATAATATCAATCTTACTGCTACTGCTGATGTAGTTATTCCTGCAGATGTCGGTATTACGTTTGGTACTGGTGAGAAAATTGAAGGGGATAGTACGGATTTAACAGTTACGTCTGGAGGAAAAATTAATCTTACAGCTAC